TTGCTGGCAAACGACTCGTGTGGCGAACGCGGCTTCAATTCCAAGACATGACGGAGGCGGCATAATGTCACTAGAGCTGACTTACGATAACGGCCTGCTAGTACGCCGCTGGGAACTGGACGACGGGTTCCCAGTATGCCCTCACAACGCAATCTTGGCATCCGATGAGGATGCCAAGTACTGGCTGGCTAAAGGGGAAGTGATCAGTGAGCTTAATGATCTCGTGACTGAATACGAGACAGCTCTGCAAGTTAAAGAGCCTGGCTCAGAGATCCCTCAAACCATTCCAGAGCTTGACGAGAATGGTGAACCTACTGGCAATGAGATCCCCAATCCAGACTACCAAGAAGTACCACATGACATCCCGGCGTACGATCCAGAAACGGGCGAGCCAAATGGTACTCAAGTTCATCCTTTATGGGCTAAGTACGAAGCCGCACAGAGTTTGATCGAAGATGTCGATCAGGTCGTGAAGGATCTTGCTGATTGGCGTGCTGGTGATATTTCTAAGGAAGCTGTGATTATTCCGTACGTTGAGTCAGAAGCTCAGTCAAAGCTGGCTACTGTGCAGATTTCTGCCCCTTTAGCGGTGTCACCTCGCCAAGCACGTCTTGCTTTGCAGGAAGCAGGACTTCTAGAGCAGGTCTTGCAGCTCATTGAGCAGCAACCTGAGCAGGTTCAGATCGAATGGGAGTATGCAACTCTCGTCGAATTGAACCATCCTACAGTCCAATTACTGGCAGACGCGCTGCAATTGGACGAAGATCAGCTCATTGCACTGTTCGCAAGGGCTGCTGAATTCTGACAAGAGTCATGAGGGACCCTAATTTACCTATTGGGGTACCTCATTTTCTTGTTGATGGTCTATAATAGTCATGATATAATATAAATCATGCCCAGACTGGTCAGAGATTGACATGTTTAAGGCCCTGAATGCAAGTACGGTAGATGCTGGTGAAGTCCGTGAAGTAACTTTCATGGGCCGCGAATATCTTGTTGTACCAGTTGTCGCGCTTGTAGAAGGCGTTATCCAGGGAATGAACGCACCAGTTCCGGAGTTCGCGCCGGCAGCTGCTTTTGGTAAGTTCCCCGAGGGTTGGAATGGCCGACCTGTTCTTCTTAATCATCCTGTCGATCCTGATGGTAATCCTATATCTGCCAACTCAGTGGACGTTGCAGAGAACCGTGTATTTGGTGCGATGTTTAATACGCGGCTCGAAGACAAGAAGCTGAAGACAGAGGCATGGATTGACATCGAGCGCATCCAGGCTATGGGTGGCAAGGAAGCAGCTACTCTTGAGCGTATTCGCAACGGACAGACAATCGAAGTGTCCGTAGGAGCCTTTATCGAGGCAGTAGAGACAAGTGGTGTACACAACAATAAGCAATATAACGCTGCCTGGGTCTCAGTAGTTCCCGATCATCTGGCATTTCTTGAAGAGGGCGCTAAAGGCGCCTGTTCTGTTGAGGGAGGCTGCGGTGCTCCCCGAATCAACTCCCAGCAGGAGGCGAGCATGCCTGACACTGAACAGAATAAGTCATTTGAAGAACGCGTCAAGAAGAGTGTCTTGGAAACTCTTGCGTCCTTCTTCGCCAAGAAGTCTGAAGGCAGTGAAGTTCAGGCTCACTCTTGCGGCTGCGGTGGACACAGCGAATCAGAATGCTCGTGCTCTGGTGAGGGGCATAGCGAAGAGACTACGAATCCGTCGGAGCAGACTGCGTCAGTATCACCTGAACCATCTGTATTGGAAGAGGCAGCTCGTGCCCGGCGGATCGTAGCAAATTCAATAGCCGATTCGATTATGGACAGTGACGTTCGTCGCGCACTGTCCAATGAGCTTCAGAAGCAGTTCGGTCAGTATACATGGTTGATCGGCTTCAACCAGAACGAGGCTGTGTATGAAGACTACAATGGGGATCGATTTGTCATCAAATCAATTCCTATTAGTGTGAATGAAGACGGGGCGGTATCCTTTACTGGAGAGGCGAGGGATGTCCGTCTTATGACGCGTATTGTGCCTCTATCCGAATCCACCTCCGAACTGGGCCCAGAGGAGACACCGATGGCTGATAATACTCCGAACCCTGAGGCAGCTGCTGCTGGCGCTCAGGCTCTTTCGGCGAATGCTGATGCGAATGCAAATGCTCGCCAGTCGCTTTCTGTCAATGAATACATCCAGCAGGCTCCTGCGGAATTCCGTGAAGTCCTGCAGGAATCGCTCCGTATGCACGCTGAGCGGAAGAATTCCCTCGTGAATCGCCTCTCGTCCAACGAGGCTTGCGCATTTACGGCGGAAGAGCTTCAGGCTTTTGACATGGCAACGCTCGAGAAGCTGGATAAGCTTGCCGCGCGTCCGCGTGCCAATGCTGAAGCGGACTATTCGGGAGTGGCAACTCCTCGTGCTTACCAGTCCGGTGAGGACGATGCTCCGCCGCCTGCTCCGAAGGTCTTCGAGTTGGCCCCGTCCGGTAGCCAGGCTGCCTAATGGTGCGTGGCTAGGAAGTAATTGAGGAGAAGAAGATGGCGCCGAATACGATTATCTTGAAGGGCGATTCCAGGCGGCGTGAGGCACTTGCTGCAGAAGCGGTTACCCCCGGTCACCTGGTCAGCTACAACACCTCTGGACGTGTAGTCAAGCATGCTACGGCTGCTGGCAATGCTGCTCCGATGTTTGCCGTTGAGAATGAGGTCTTTGGTAAAGATCTCAATCAAGCTTATGCTAACGGTGACAACGTGATTCATCACGTCGTGTACCCAGGTTCTGAAGTCTATGCACTTGTTGCAGCTGCGGCTGGAGCAATTGTAGTGGGCGATTTCCTGGAGTCGGCTGGTGATGGTACGCTCCGTAAGGTTGCTACTGCTGCAGCGACCTCACAGGCGCAGCGTGCGAGTGTCGTTGCTATGGCACTCCAGGCTGTAGACAATTCGGGGGGTGCAAGCCCTGCGCGAATTAAAGTCATGACCCTCTAACGGGCGTTGGAGCAGGTAGGCAAGGAGAGTAGAATGCCAGAAAATATGATTGGCCAGGCTCTGACGGATACCGTCTCTTTTGGAGATGGCGGTTCGCAGGCTTTTGGGTCTGTTGCACAGCGGCTGCTTCAGAGCGGTTTCAGTGCAAACTCGTTGCGCACGAATGCCGTGCTGCGTAAGGACGAATGGAAGCACTTCGATGAGGCTCTCATCCAGGTTGCTCGTCAGCGTCTTCGTGCTGCTGCGGATCTGATCACCCGTGGGTTGACCTACAACCTGCAGAATCCCCTCGGTACCACTCAGCTGGAGTGGGAGCGCATTTCGGATATCGGTCCGGCTCAGATCAATATGTCGGCTATTACCGACGCTGAGCGCGATCGGCCGCTGTTCGATCTGAAGAGCTTGCCCATTCCGATCGTCCATAAGGACTTCCAGATTAACATCCGTGTTCTGGAAGCCAGCCGGAAGCGTGGTGAGCCGCTTGACACGACTGGTGTTGAGCTTGCGACCCGTAAGGTTGCCGAAGCGATCGAGAATCTCATCTTCAACGGCGGTTATACCGTCGGTACTGAGGGCACGATCTACGGCTACACCAACGCTCCGGACCGCAATACCGGTTCTGTGACTGCTGCTTGGGCTTCTGCCACTGGCGCGCAGATCATCGGTGACGTCCTTAACATGATCAACATGGCTCAGGCCGATCATATGTATGGCCCGTATGTCATTTACGTGCCTGCTCCGGTATATGTCCATATGGGCGACGACTACAAGGCTGAGTCTGATCGTACGATCCTGGAGCGCGTTCTTGCGATTCCGGGTATTGCTTCGGTTATGCCGTCTGATACGCTCACCGGCGAAAACGTGCTTATGATCCAGATGAGCCGCGACGTGGTTGATCTGGTTGTTGGCATGCAGCCGACCGTCGTCCAGTGGGAGTCCTATGGTGGCCTGCAGCAGAACTTCAAGGTTATGGCCATTATGGTGCCTCGAGTCAAGTCGGACTATCTCGGGCAATCCGGTATCGTCCACTTCAACTAAACAGACTGATCATGATAAGCCCGGCCTAATCAGTCGGGCTTATCCCGTCGGAGGATGACATGTCAGACAAGCAAGAGTATATCCTGAAGAGTGGTAAGCATTCCTATGTGAATGCTAACGGCGAGCGCGTTGTGGCATCTGCAGGTGACCGCGTACCCCTCACTTTCTCCCAGTTCCAATCTTTCAAGGACAAGTTCCGTTCGATTGAGCAGGTGAAGGCTGACGAGGCTACGGAGAATGCCGATGCGAAAGCAAATGCGAAGTCCCAGTCCCAGACCCAGACGCCTGCTGCTAAAGCATCTCCTTCACCCTCCCAGAAGTGACGTATAGTCAGTAGAAGGCAGATAACATGGCTCCGCGAATCGTCAACACTGAAGTGGCCAATTTGATCGGGGAGGATCCTTGCGTGAACTTCTCCTCTGCAATCAATATTGCCCACACTCTTGTTGACGAGGAGCTCTCCGGAAGTGGGCTGTCTGAAAAGCGCCTCAAGTTGATTGAGCTACTTCTTGCAGCCCACTTTGCCGTCCTCGGTATTGAGAGGGGCGGAATTGTTCGTGAAACGTTTGGGTCAGCTTCAGCTACCTATGCCAATCCGAACAACAGTCTTACTGGCTTTAATTCCACACGATTTGGACAACAAGCAGTTGGCCTTGATACTACAGGCATTCTCGACTCATTAACCGACGTTAAGAAGAGGGCATACTTTGCGGTCATCTAGTAACAGGTTAATGCGTCGGTGGCTTAATCAGGTTGCCACGTATTGGGGAAGTCCCCTACCTAATGGTGTTGGTGGGTATACCTATGCAGGTCCTACGATCATCAAGTGCCGTTGGGAAGACAAGATAGAGGAGATTACCTCCCCGCAAGGTGGCCCGATCACTTCGAGAGCCACTGTTTATCTAGATCAGGAAGTTGCAATCGACGGGTATCTATATTTGGGCGAAAGTGAAGCCTCAGATCCGACGGAAGTTGATGGTGCATATAAAATCATTGCCACTGCCGTCACTCCAGATCTGTGGGGACTGAAAAGAGAAATCAGGGCTTTCTTGTAGGTAGACCATGGTTAAGAGATTCACCCCGATAAGAATTGGAGTTGGTTCGGGGCGAGCTCGTCAAGTAACCAGCGCGTCCGAACTTCAGGCCATTCTTCGTCCACAGCTACAGGCAATCGAGCGGGAGTTTAAACGTTGGGCCAAACATATGGAGGAGGAAACAGCACCGATCGTCGTTGATGCTCTAAAGCCTACCTTTGAAAAGTCTCAGAAGTATTGCCCGAAAGACACAGGGGATCTCGTCAGTTCCGGGTATCTTGAGTCGAGGAAGTTCAGAGGTAATGTGGTTGCAGAGATAGGGTACGCAAGAGGTAATAAGCCAAGTTACGCAATCTATGTCCACGAGATGCTCGAGTACAGGCATAAAGCGCCAACTCGGGCTAAATTCTTAGAAGCGGCCATAGACGAGGATTTGTCGGATATTCAAGGTCGAATTCTTAAGAACCTAAAGATCGCAAGCGGGACGTAAAATGACGGTACCATCTATAGGCGCAAGAGATATACTGGTAGCAGCGGGAGTTGGCGAGTTCAACTCACGTGATGACTGGTCTATCCAAATTGGCCGGATGGTCAATAAGCCTGATACCGTCATTGCCATCTTCGATACGACAGGTGAAAACCCGAATCCAGCAATCCTCCTCGACTATGTTGGCTTGCAGATCCGCGTCCGTGGGAAGAAAGGCGACTACTTGGGAGCCGCGCTGAAGGCCGGGCAGGTGAAAGATGCACTTCTTGGCTTACCCTCTCAGACCATAAACGGCGATCGGTGGATTTCTGTGACGATGCTCGGCAATACTGCCTTCTTAGGGTATGATGCTGAGGATCG